AGCAATAGGTAATAAGATTATCTATGGAGACTGTATGGATGTTAAAGACTCTAATCTAACTCAATCAGATTTATTAAGAGCTGAGATGAGATGTTTAGCATGGGTAGTAGAAAAGCTACCAGAACAATTGATAGAGAATCCTGATTATAAAGCTGATGAAGATATTGAAGAGATGGAATCAGAACAACAGGCAGAATTAATCGAGGATATGTTTAAGCAAGCTATGTAGTTTTTGTCATTATAATCCGAAAGTCATCAGCGGTAAAGAGAGACATTTAATAGAGGTTAAATACCTAACATAATCGCAGTTTGTAGGTTTATGCAACACAAATCTACTCTAGCTAAGGTTATGATGCTTTATTACTAACCAATTAACAGAATGCCAGAAGAAAAAGAACTGGAAACAGTAGTTGAGACTACTGATGATGAAGAAGAATGAGAGATTGACTACAAAGCCAGATGCGAAAAGCTCGAGGCTGATGTAGAGAAATGGAAATCTCGCTTTAAGAGTGCTAAGGCACAGGAGAAAGAAAAAGCTCAATACCAAATCGATGATAGCTACATCGATAAAAAGGTTAAAGAGGAAATGTTCTTTCAAAAAAACTCTACAGCTAGTGAGTTTAGAGAGGAAGTTAAGAAAATCCAGGCACAGTATACATGAATGGATGCCAAGACTGCCTTTGAGTTATATCTAGCTAAAAACAAACCTGAATTGCTACCACAACAACAAAGCTCAACTTGAGTAGATGGTATTACTAAAGAGCCAGAGCCTGAGAAGAGCTGGAAAGAAATGTCAGATGCAGAATTCAATGACTGGTGGAAAGCAAGGAAAGGTAGATAAAACCTTTTAGATTATTTTTTATAATAAGATGGCACAAAATTTAGATGCTTTTATACCTGAGCTATGGAGTAGAAGAATTCAATATTTAACTAGAAATGCTCTAGTAGCTACACAAATCTGTTCTTTCGAAGAACAACCTGACTTGAAATATGGAGACAGAATCCACAGACCTTATCCAAATGATTTAGTTGTAAACGATTACACTAAATACACTGATACAGTTCAACAAGACCTTATCGGTACTGATGAATATCTTGACATCGACCAATCTAAAGAAATCTCTTTCGCTATTGATGAAGTAGATTGGATTCAAAATAAATATGATCTAGAAAACAGTTATGTAGAAAGAGCTGCTTATAGATTAGCTAACGATATTGATGGATCAGTATTAGGAGAAGTTGTAAATGCTAATGTAACTTGTGATGGATCAGACATCGGAAGTTCAGGAGCTATCTCATTATCTACTTCTAACTGTCTTAATGCTATTATGACTGCAGGTGCTAAACTTACAGCTAATGGATGTGAAATGGATAAAACTTGGGCATTGGTTGTATCTCCAAAATCAGCTTCAGTAATTGCTCAAACAGTTGCTCAAGACTGATTCTCTTTGGCTGACCTTGCTCTTAAAAACGGATATGCAGGAAACTTTGCAGGATACAAAGTATATTCATCTAACAATGTATTCCACAAAAGAACTATCTCTTTCTCTTCAGTAGTTGCTACTGATGAAATTACTGTTGCAGGTGTTAAATTCACTTTCGTATCTTCAATTGGAACTACTGCAGGTAATGTATTGAAAGGAGCTAATGATGCTGCTGCATTAGCTAACTTAGCTGCTGCTATTAACGGAGCTTCAGGAGCTGGAACTAACTACATTGAAGTATCTGCTGCTGACAGAGCTAAATTAAAGAATGTTAAAGCTAACTTAGATGCTTCTACTGGAGTATTAACTACTGCAGGTGCTGTTGTTGTATCTACACCAGATACTACAATTACTGTAGGAAATGCAGAAGAACATGCTATCCTTTGTAGACCAGGAGCTATCGACCTTATCATGCAACAAAATATCGATGTTAGAAAGACTCCATTGCCTAAGCAAAAAGCTGATTACTACATCATCTCTTGCTTGTATGGAAAGAAAACTTTCACAGAATGAAAGAACAGAATGGTTGATATCAAAATTGCTGCTTAGTAAGTGATTCATATATAGAGGGCAGGGAAACTTGCTCTCTAGAATGAATCTTTTATCAGTAATAGATTGATAACAATGGATGTAGCTACAATAATTTCATTATCTAGAAAACAGACCTCAGCAACTACAGGTCAGATTTCTGATAATGATTATCTTAAATACTTAAATATTATCTATAAAGACATCTTCTCAAGATTAGTTGTAGATAGTAAGAAATATGCATGGCAGAGCTTTACTACTCAAGTTATAGCATGACAGTCTGAATATGTTTTACCTCAACCAGACTCTATTGGTACAGGATTAAAGCTAGTGTTAAAAGTATTCTTAAATGGTAAAGATATTCCTATCTATGATACAAGCTTATATGATTCAGAAAAGGAAGTATTAGATAAAAATGAGAAACCATATTGTATCCTTAGAGATGGTAGTTTGTTCCTTATACCAATTCCAGATAAAGATTGAGAATTATATATCGAGGGTAAATATATTCCAATGGATTTAACTCTCACTAATACTTCAGATGAGATTAAACTACCTGCAGAATATCATAATATTTTAGTTAAAGGATTAAACTCTCTTGTATTTGGAGAGAAGCAAATCTTTGATAAACAGCAGTTATGGGAATGATATTACCAACAAGGTATTAAACAGATTCAAGTAGAATGATCTATGGAGAATGAAAGTGCATATCATGTAGAAGATGCATATTTAGGATTCTTAGAATAAAATAATGGCAGAAAGCAATGTAATAGCACCTATCTTTAGGTGAGCTAATTGAGGAATAGCTGATGATGTTTTCACTTGAATAACAGACAGCTATTTTTCTAGTAAAAATATAGAAGTCAGAGAGAATGCAAGAGGGATATCTCTTAGTAAGAAGTTAGTATCTTGAACTACTACAAGTAATCAGATTAATGTTATTACTAAAATATCTACTACAACATATGTAGCATTAGGAGCTTGAGGAGCATTCCATAAATGTATGAATTGAACTTGGAGTTCAGTAACTACAGGATTAAGTACACCAGCTATATCTGCAGCATTCTTTAACGATAATCTTTATTGGTGTGATACTAATAAATTGTATAAAGCATCAGTATCAGATATAGAGAGCAATAATTCAATTACTCCTACAGAAGTAACTTCATTAACTAATTCAACATTCCATCCTCTACTCGTTAGTATGTGAGATATGTATATTGGTAATGGAGAAAAGCTAAGTAAGGTAGATATTACTAATGTCTTTTCAGACTTGTTTACCTTAGAGAAAGGTTGAAAGATACAAAAGCTTAATGATTTATGATGATCTATAAGAGTCGTTACTCAATCAGCTTTAGGTAACTCTAATATCTATCTTTGGGATTGAGTAAGCGATGTGCCAGATGAAACAATACCTTTAATATGATATGTAACATACCAAACTCAGATATATAACGGATATCCTTATATGGTAACTAATAGATGACTTGGTATCTTAGACTGATATAAGATTTATCAGCTTAAAAAATGTGATGATTTTTCATCTATAGAGAATTGAATTGGAGTATATAATGAAAGATTAGTTATAGCATGAACTAAAGGAATATACTCATGGTGATCTAAGAATAAAAACTATAGCGAGGTTTTAAGTTATGATTATGAATTAACAGAAACTTGAGCTAGTGTAGCTTGTATCTATTCAGACTGAGTTAAATTATTTGTAGCATGGAATAGTTGATCTACACATGGAATAGATGTATTAAGCGATTCAACATATAATACTTCAGGAGAATTAATAACAAGGTGATATTATGCTAACTCTCTAAAAGAAATAAAAGACTGAATCTTAGCTTGAATAGGATATTCAGCATTAAAGACATGAGAAAGCATTGAGATTCAGTATTCAGTAGATGGTTGAGCCTTTACTACTCTAAGAACTTTAACACCTACTACTGATACAATCGCTAACTTTACTGAAGATTTATTTGTAAGGGAACAATTCCAATATATACAATTCAAGATTATCTTAAACTGACCTTGAACTACTACTCCTAGCTTTTATGCATTAGATTTTATCTTTAATAATAATGTTAAGAGATAATGACTACTATTGGTTATGATAGCATAGAAAACATATTACTAAGCATAAGCGATCCAAACACTTGAGGAGCTATGACACAAGTTCCTTGAGTTTCTTCTCCTAAAATTAATGCATGAACAAGTGTTTATAATGAGCAATGAGGTTGAGATTGACAATGAATAGCATGATGGAGTACAGATATTAGTTGGACACCATGAGTATGAAGTATCTCTTGGACATCATGAACTCTTAGTTTACCTGATTGAACACAGATTTCAGCTAGTTGATGATATGCTAGTGTTACATCTCCTACCTATATCTATTGTGATACAACAGATTGAAGTGTTTACTCTACTACTCATTCCTATGAGGCAGTATGAGAGAATAAGATAATGATATGTGCTGCATTTCCTAATAGCTGAAAGAATGTAACCTTTAAGGCTTTCTGATGTGCTGACCAAAACTCATTAACAACATGAGCTGATATAGCTGCAGGAACTATTGTAGCTAGTAACATAGCAAGTAATACCATAACAGCTAATAATATAGCTTCATGAACAATTACAGCAAATGAGATAGCATCTAATACTATTACTGCTAGTGAAATGAATGTATCTCAGCTTAGTGCTATTAGTGCTAATCTATGAAATGTTACAGCTTGAACAATTACAGGTACAACTATCACTGCAGGAAGTACAAGTTCAACAGCTATAAGACTTAATCCTAATACAAACTCAATTCAGATTTATTACTGAGGTAGTGTTGTATGAGAAATATTCTGATGAACTAATAGCGATTGATATAGTTGAATAATACTAGATTGAAATAATGTTATTATGTTAGGTAGAGATGTTATGGATTTGAAGAATGCTAAGTTAAGAATACCTGTTTGAGATAATTTATATTAAGATAAATAATGGCAGATCCTAGTTTATATTATTACTGAATGTGAAATCAGATTACCAGTGATGGTAATGTTATACTAGATGCTTATTGAGCTGATTTATCTCCTCAACATCCATCAGCAGCATGAAGTTGGAACTGATTACAGGCATCAGGAGAAAGAAGTTTTAATTGTAGCTGATTTCAGGTAGGTAATAGTGTCTTAGGTTATACATTTACTTATGTATCTTGGGGAGTAGCTGGTAGTTGTGTAGTAGATATATATCTAACTGATACTAGCTGAAATAAACTTTCTTATGAAAGGAAGGTATCTACATGACAGCTTGTAGCTAACTGATATGCTAAATATTATACAGAATTAGCTCTATTACCATGACAGTTATGGTCTAATGTATCAAACTATAGACTATTCTTTCAAGCTAAACATAGTGCAGGATATGTAGATACCAAATATCTAGAGTTCTCACTAAGTAATATGTATTTCGATACAAGTACATATTCTCCATGAATGATGACAGTTAGTTGAACTAATCTAGTTTAT